CACATATCAGTGATGTGACCAAGCTGTCCGTTTACTTTAACCCATCCATCGGAATAGGTTGCTATGCTGTCGTTTATTTTAGTCTTAAGGTTGATTGATGGACTTGATGGACCCCATATGAGTATGTACGCTCCGTCGGTATCTGGTGTATCAGATACCAAGATGGAAGATGCCAATTCCAAAGCCGGCCGAACGCCCCTGTAGCCAACGTTCGCGCTGTTGTAGTTCAGCGTGCCGTCCGTGTAGACATTCCGCGCGCCGAACGAATTGCCGGCGTACGGGGTCCTTAACCACCAATGCCAAGGCGACGAAGCGTTTAGGTTTGAATCGGTATATTCGGACCTCGACACCGCTTCGGCCGTCGGGTACGCTTTACGGCGATTGTTGTTACTGAAAAGGTCCCATTTTGAACCTTCAGCAACACCATTTTCGTTTGACAGACCGACTTCGGTATTCGAAAGCAAATATACCTTTCTGGTTATGTCCTCATACCCTCCGCCATCAACAGACGGTTTTACAACCCTGATTGTGGTATCAAGAATAGCATTCCGGAAGGCTTCTTCGAAATTAGAAAGAAAACCAGCTTCAGCGTCGTATTCGTTATAATTCGAATAAACGTTCGCGTTTGTTGGTGGGGCGTCGTAGTCGTGCCTTTTAGAGTACCATGCCCCAGCTGCCGCGCTATTAAGCCATTGGTCGATATTCGACACGCTGTAACGGTTATTTCCGTATCGCTGACGACTGCTGTCTGGGTTGCTGGCTTCTTTCGCATCAATGCACTTTAGGGTGATTATTCGCTCTGTTACCAATTTCACTCGGCCTGTTTCCTTATGCCCGATAAGCCAGATTATAGGCACACCGTTATACTTTGTATCCGGCGACTTAACTTTTGCCTTGACAGACAGATTTGAAATAGGCTGTGGCATGGCAATCACTCCTCAATTTCGTACTTTATCCAAATGTCGCCATTACCCATTAACTCGGCATCGGCTTCATCGGGCGACAGGATGATATTACGGACTTGTGCCGTGGTGTAGTCCGTATTGTTTTGTGCTTTTAGCTTGGCAGCCATGGTCTGGTCTTTGTCTGTAGTCATTATGGTATCTGGGATTTCGGGAATATCGTCTATATCAGCTTTCGCGTCAAACTCGGTCTTGTGAACATCATTAAACCACTCAACAAACGTCTTTAAGCCTTCATCAAATTTATCTTTGAACTGTTGTGTCGTAAGCCCTCGTTCCTGTGGTGTCGTACCCAGCTTTCCTATTACGCTGGTATCTCCCGAATAAGGTGTCATTGCCATATTATCACCCCTTTATCTGTTCTTCACAAACCCGCCTGTGCGTGTCGGCAAGGTAATGGAAAGCACCGTTGCACTATCCGTACCGCCGCAAACCAAGCGGATTTTGAGGTAGTCTATCTTTTTACCGCCTTTCAGCTTGACCTTCTTAGGCTGTGGGCTGAAATTGGTCTGGAATGAGAAGCCCCTCGATTCGTAATCAGGTTCATCTATCCCGGCAAAGTCCCATGTGTCAAAGTTGGATAAGGCATATCTTACTGACTTGATAAACCTGAAAGAAGCGTCACGGTCACTTGAAAGGTAAATATCAACATGGGTACTGACATATGGAACAAGTGAGATAAACATTAGCTGAACGAACTTTCTCAGCCAGTCTGCGCCGAAATTGTGATATCCCATATCCCATGTCGCAACGATTTCCTCGCCGTCAAAAGTTGCCTGGGATTCGTCAAACTTCATTATTTGCCCATCAGTAGTGCCGAAATACAGTTGTTTTTCAACGGTCATAAAGCAAGTGGGTTCATGCGGTAAATCGAGTATGTACCATACGCCGGGATCATCGGCTTCACGGTTTACACGGTAGTTATAAATCCATAACCGTTTACCAATGCAGACAATATACAGTCCTCTATCGTCCCAGTCCCATGTGATGGCTTTTGTAAGGTCCAATCCGTCAAGATCACGCTGTATTCGCTTTGACTTCCACACGGCGTTTTTCTCGTCCATGACCTGAGTTGATACCCATTCGTAAATTCCCTTCCAAATCGTGAAAGGATTGTTGAGGATAATCTGCACCTGCCCAGGAGCCATATTACCAACTTTAGCGTTGATAGGATAGACAGGGAACAATGTTATTACTCTGCCGCTTCCCGAATCAATAACGGTATCGCTGATGCTGAACCACGCACTTGCTCCGCTTGAATCGCCAGTCGTAAAAATAAGCTGATGTTTATACTGGGTGACGATTGCGGTTATCTCATACTCGCCCACATCGCTATCGTTCGCATACGGCCAGTACGTGGGGTCGGACACACCATTTTGTGTTACACCTGACGGGAAACGGGTATTCCTGCGGTCGGGGTTGCCGTATATCCAATGACGGGCATAATACATACCGCCATAATAACGGCATTGTGTAATTAAGGCTCTTAATTCAGGATCCGGCTTGTCCCATTGGATAAGAACGTTATTTGCTCCCAAAGGCGGGGCGGTTAAGAATGTTACCGTGCCGTTTACAAGGTCAACGGTGTAGTCCGTAACAGGCTCTAATGTTGAAGCTCCTACCATAACGAGATCAACGGACTGAATATTCAGTTCTGGCAGTTGATAGATTGTAGCCTCGCCGTCACCGCTATATCTGCCCTTTTTCTTGCCTGTCAGATAGTTAATATCCTCAAGCAATGTCCCACCACCATAAGGCGGGGCGGCGGTTACAACGGTCGGAACATAGCCCTCTACTTGCTTGAATGTATCTCCGTCCCACTGATAGAACTCCGTACCGTCCATGATGTATACGGTGTTGTTCGTTACGAAAAAGGTCGTGGGGTATGCGTCAACGATCGTGCCCAGTTCGGTTTCTGTACCATCGTTCAGGTCCAACTCGTACACTTTCCCACCACGAGCAAATAAAAAATGGTTCACTCCGTGGAGTGGACCATACCATACACCGTTTATTTTCTGTCCTGTGACCTTTTCGTTGAGGTGGACATATCCCATTACCTTTTGCAGTTTCAGGTCGTCTGTAATTATGTAATTGCTCATTTCCGAGGCTTCACCTAAAGTCAACAGGGTTTCTGTTTCGCTTCGATTTATGCCAAGGAAACGCTCAATCGTTATATACTGCGGCTCTGCCATCTATATCACCGCCTTAACTTGGATAAAAGTAGACATCAATTATTTCTGTGGGGGTTAAAGGCTCTTGCTTTGCCGAATCAACGAACATCTGTGCGAATTCCTGCTGTGCGTCACGGGCTATTTCTTCCTCCCTGTCGCTCCTTGCAAAGTGCTTAACAAGATAAGGAACTGCTGACATGGCTATGTGTTCAGGATAATCAATTACCTGGTTAAGTGAGGTTATCTTCGGCGGCAGGGATACATAATTTACCCGTATCAAGCCCTCATAGGAAAACATTACATACATTTCCCTATCGTTCTCCCACTTGACGGACGGAGTGCCTTCCTGGTACTGCCATTGTGGATATTCGCTGATTATCTGAACACGGCTTATAAAGTCGTCCGGCAGTTCAACCTTGTAATACGGCTTGAAGTCGGGCACCTTGTCGGCAGATGGGTACTTATACGGATACAAGCACCTGTTGTTGTGCTTGAAATAATAATCCCCGCTTATCGTCATGGTCACGTTGCCGCCGCTTGCATTTAGTATGCCTTTAAGCGGATAAAATGCCGATGTGCCTTCGGGTACGGTTATGTTGATAGTGCCTGTAAACGCTGTTTCCTCGCTACCGTTGAAAACATATGTACCAGATAAAGATTGTCCGTTCTCGGTCAATGTAATAGTGCAATCTCCGTCAACCTCAACATAGAACGCATATGCACCAACACCGGAATAAGACTGTGTTTCGCCGTTGTTCTCTATGATTTTGCCTACCTGATTTATGTCGCCCAAAAGGTTCTTCTTTCGGACGCACGATATTTCAAATGTCTTTTTGCGCCCTGCGGTCTTAGCCATGCGCTTTGACCATAGATCAAGCAATAATGGTGCTTTGGCTCTGTATTCTGCCACTTCGTCCGGGTCCATTGTGCCATTTTCCGAAATAGCGTCCATGACAGCCATTGCCCTTTCAAATAGTTCTTGACCTGTGTATGACATATATATCACCCCTTACTTTTTGGGATGGGCTTTTCGGTAATGAGCCATTAATTCGCCTTTGTTGGTGGTCTTGTAGTCGCATTTTTGACAGTTATAGAATCCGTCTGCGGGTAGCTTCTTTTCCTTGGAGGTTTCTACATTCGGCTTTTCTTCCGAGGTTTCCCCGACAACCTTGACCCCTCTGCATTTCGTGGTAAGATATTTTATTTTCTTGGGGTTGTCTGTTTCGTAAAAACCGTTTTCATCAAAGGTACATATCTTAACCATCTTGTTGTAATCAACAATAGTCACGTTAGGTTTGTGTTGGAATTTCAATTATCATCCCTCCTTAAAGGAAGATGGGGAGGAAAATCCCTCCCCATTACGGCAGTTTAATGACAGCAACTTTGACGTTTGAAATAGTTGCTCCAGCAGAGACAGATACCGCACAATCAATCTCGCCGTCTGCGTTCTTGTAACGCACGGTTTCCAAAGGACCGACAACAACAGTCGATTTAGGGGCAACATCTACTGACAGCGTGCCGTACACATTAGCCAGGTAATCGCCGGCAAGAACCTGCAAGGTTACTGTGCAGCCTGCCGTCTGATTGTTGTTCTCAACAAGGATAATCACCTTCTCGCCGGGCTTGTCTCCAAAGTCAACAGAGAATGTTGCGGCCGCAGCGTTTTTGACCAGTTCAACAGAACCATTCCTTTCACAGTAAGAAGCAGTCATTGACATTATGTATCACTCCTTTCATCACATTTACTCGCCAGAAGATTCGGCAACAGGCGTAACAGGTATACAGATCAGTTCCTTCGGAACTACAACCTTTGCACCGCAAAGCATAAGACCCCTGTGAATGTCACCAAATCTATGGGGATGCCTGATAACCTCAGACTGGTTGATCTGTTCAGCAAAAGCTATTGCCTTTTTGGTTCTGACAAGGCAGTAATGAACGCCAGCATTCTCAACAATGTTGTTGGAAACATAGATATCAAGGCCCCACAGCTTCTTAACAAAGCCGGTTTCCAATGTCTTGCTGTTGTCGGTGTCGGTCACGATTTTAGCAAGTACCAGCTTAGCGTACACATCAGGCGAAATTTCAAGATACTTGGTCTCGCCTTCCGGTACATTGGCTTTCAGCATTTCCTTACTGGCAGCCGCAAGCAGAGCAAGAGCGTCAGCGCTTGTGAAAGCTGACTGGAAATCAGTAATGGTCTTTCCAGCGTCGGTATATTTACCGAACACAAACTGATCGGCATAATCAGACAGCTTGTATGCGGCATTCCTGATGTGGGCATTCTCGAAAGCCTGCATCTTGTCCATCTGTTTCTTGTCCACATCGTCAATGTAGAACTGGAACGCCTTGGATTCGGTGATGTCGAGGAACTGAGCGGAACCGTCAAGAATCTGCGGGTCGTCCATGTCCGTATTGCGGGTGTAATCGAACAATTCAACCTCGCCGGGGGTCAGAATCTTAACGCGATCGCCCTTGTCCTTTATAGAGCCTTCATATTCTCTGTTACAGTGTTTAACTGCGATTGCTGCCTTTTCCCTTTCCTCAAGCAGCTTGGCATATACTATCTCAGGTATAAATTCGTATGCCATAGTACACTCCCCTTTCCAAAATTAAAAGCACCGGGTTATTTCCAGTGCTTCTTCGATTCTTCAATGAGTTTTAGATTCTTGCGAACCCAGTTAATATCGTGTTTGTTAGCGTCAAACTGTTCTCTTGAGATGTAACCGCCTGTTGCTCCTTGTGACTTCGCTGAACCAGTTGAGCTTTCCGCATTTTTCGCATTGGCCTGCTGTACCTGCTGCTGCTGTTGGAACTTCGCCATTTC